ATGCCACGCACAAAATCTTCACCGAAGGACCACCACGCGGAAGGGAGCCGCTTGCCGTCCCGCGCCCCGACAAGATTCAGCAGGAACTCGCCGATGGACCGCCCGTTGGCGCACACCACGACGGTCTTGCTGTCCTTGCGGGGCTGGACGGTAACGGAGGACATCAGCGGGGACAGGGACTCAAGCCACTGCACGGTGCGCTCGACCTCATCCTGGTGAACCGCGAACTGCGCCCCGGCCACATTGCACGGGGCCTTGCTCTGCCTCTTGACGCAGCCTTCGGCCAGGTACAGACCGACCACGCGACCCAGCTTGTAATCAAGCAGGGCTTCAGCGGGCACGTTCTCCACGCGGCCCCCGCCCTGTGGGCGAACAGCCTGGACAGCACCGAAAGGCAGAGACCGGATCTCATCGATAATGCGGTAGACCGGGAAGCCAATCTCCTGTCCCACCTTGATCTCGCGCAGCTCGCGCCACCCTTCGCGGGTCCAGAACCGATGCTCCGGCGTGGCGATCAGCGGGAACTTGGTCAAGCCCCGCAGCACGGCGCGCTGGCAGGGCTTCTCTTGGGTGCTGATGAAGGAGATGGGGGCCAGCTCACCCGTATGGGTGCGGACCACATCACCAACCTGGAAGACTTCGATGGGCAGCACGTCCCCGGAAGCGCCTTCGATGACGAGCGTACCCGCAGCCAAGCAACCGTGGAACATCTGCACGGTCGAGCTGCGGCCCGCGCCCTTGGAGCCCGCGGTGGCGACCTTGTAGCCACTGTCCAGCTTGTCAAAGATCAGCTCGCGGGCGTTGGTGGCGCCAGTGCTGGGGCGGAAGTGCGGGTCGATGTGCTGGTGGTAGCGCTCGACCATCTCGAACAAGTTGCTGCTGGCCTCGGCCTCGTGCGCCATGATGTACGTGCGGACGCCGAAGCGGTGCGTGGTCTTGTGGTAAAACCTGGCAGCGACATAAGTCGAGCATCCTTGCTGCCTGCCTTTGAGAATTATTGCGCGTACTTTGCCCGTCTTGACGAGCTGCTCTTCGAGGCGCTTGTGCAGGTAGGCCTGAGCGTCGTTGATGACGAAGGGCTTGACCTCGCCAGACTTGGTGCGGATGCGCAGCAAGTGCTTGGCGTAGAGGGGCAGCTCGTATTTGAGCCGCTGCTCGAAGGACAAGCTGTTGCTCATACGTCACCAAACTCCTGCTCGGCCACCACGACCATGCTCGCTTCCTCGTAGGCCTCCATCTCGCGCAGCCTGTCCTCGTAGCTGATCGTGGTGACTTCGTGCTTGATGATCCACAAGCCGATGGCCTTGCCCAAAAGGTCGAGGGCCTTGAGCTTGTCGCCCGTGGCGGTCTCAGCCCCACGCGCCACGTTGGTCAGCTCCTGCAAGATCTCGTCGCGGCCCATGATGACGGCACGAAGCTCTTCGTTGAATGCGCTGTCGATGTCCATGTTACGGGCCTTCAAAGCCTCGCGAATCTTCGGGTTGCGCATCAGGCGGTGGGCGTAGCTCTCTGGGGTGGAGTAGCCCGCGATGCGGGCTGCATCGACCGGGTTGCCAGCGTAGGCCTGCACGAAGAGCTTCTCCTGGGTGGTCAGCTCTTTGGCCCCGGTCTTCTGCGGGATGGGGTTGCGCTTGTTTTTTGACGCCATGCTACTCCTCGCCCAGCCTGTCGATCTCCGCACCAGCCCAAAGATCCAGGCCTGCCAGAAGCAGGGCGACGATCAAAGCAGCGAGGGCGGCATAGAGATATCCCATGTCGCCCCCATACTTGGTTCACAAGGCTATAGGCAAGCAAGTCATTCCGACGTAGGAAAGTCCTCTTGGATTTCTTCCGGCTGCTGGGTGGTCTTGAAGCGGTACCCACACTTCAGGCACAAGCGATACCTGACCACGATGTCCGGGCTGGGCGGCGTTCCCCGCACATGGGTGGGGCCGCCGCAGCCGGGTTTCGGGCACAACACCACGCGACGAACTCGCTCAACGACCATGATCATCAGGACCCCTGCATGTCGCCGTAGATGCCCAGATAGCCGGAGGCGTCCACGATGTTGTCGAGCTTGTGCTGGTTGGCCTCGCGGGCGATCTTGAACAGCACCATCATCAGGGCCACGTCGCTGGCGGTGATCTCGAAGAACTTCGTGCAGCCACCATCAGACCGCTCCCTCTCGATCTCATCGACACGCACGGCAAGGTAAGTCTGCCAGTATCTGGCGATCAGCGCGAAGCTGTCCTCCGGGTTGCCGTAGACGTTCTGGCGCTCGCCGTTGATGATCTTGTGCGCGTCGAGCAGGACCTGGCCGCGCAACGGCTCAAAGCGCGTCGCCTCCCGGTCGCCGGGGCCGCCCTTGTCCACGGCCATGGCCATGGCCGCGTGGGCCGCGCAATTATTACACACCCAAGGCCCCTCGCTTCCGGGCTGCCTCACCATCTCGCCCGTATCGCACCAGCTACACTTCGCCATCGTTCAATCTCCCCTCCAGGCGCTTGACCTGGCTGTTGATCTTTTCCCGCACTGCCGGTCGCAAGGTGGGCAGCAGCAGGTTGTCGAACTGGTACAGCACGATCTCCACATCAGCCCGCTCATGCGCCAGCTTGCCCGCGTCTCCCGCGCCGTCAGCAGCAAGCATGCATTCACGGGCCAGCTCCATGAGTTCCTCGGCGCATTTCAGAAGCTGCTTCCTGCGTCCCCAGTGGGCCACGGCGCGTTCCAAAACTGAAATCTCGGTAAGGCTAAACATCCAAAAACTCCTCCACGGCCTTCTCAGCCGCTTTTTCGCGCAGCATAGGCAGCACGTCGTCAGCCAGCATGATGACCAGCCACGGCTTACTATTGCGCTTGTGTAGAACCAGGGGGGCCTCGCCCTCGCCCTTGTCAGCCAGGGCCTGCTCCAGCGCCTTGTAGGCGTTGAAGCTCTCCGTCCTCTTGACCTCCAGGTGATAGCCAGCCAGGCCACTCACCACGTCGGGCGAGTCAGGCGAGCCCTTGAACTGCTGACCACGCCTCGCCGTGATGCCATGCGAGCGAAGCAGCTCACAGGCTTCACGCTCTCCACGACAGCCCTTCGCCCTGCTGTTGATTTTGATTTTCAATTTCGTCACACTTTTCCCCCATTTCGTGTTACTGAATTGCCAGCGGGGGTGTTCCACTCCCGCAAATTGGTGGAACACTCATTGGAACAATTTTCTTCAGTCATTTCTTATCTGTTCTACTTGTTCTACTTGTTCTACTAAAAATAGATAATCCATGAGTAAGATATTTTTCATCCCCCTTTCCCCTCCCCCATCTCACATTCGTATAATAAACAAGTTGAGGTGCTTACTAGAACACTCAAAAACAGCATGTAACCCTCCGGCATATATGGATGTTCCACGTTCTAGCCAAAATTTAGTAGAACACTCTACACGTCGGTGAACTCATCTTCGACTTCAAAATCCCAGTTGACCGACCCACCCACGCGCTTCTCGAAGAGTTCGCGACAAGACGCCAAGGAGGGGAGCGGATAGTACCACTTGTACCTCTTGCCCTCCCTGATGCGATGCTTTTCACCCTTCGGGGCGTACCCATCCTGCCCAAAGATGTCACGCTTGAAGCTCGCCTCCTTGATGTAGCAGCGGCGGTCGGTGCGCTTGAGATAGTCGCGGAAGAGCGCGTACATGCTGTCCAGGTGGATCTCGGCGGGCCACTCATCGTCCATGTCGTTGCCCAGGTGGCCCTGGTTCAGGCAGTTGCGCCACCAATCCATATGGGGCTCGGCGCTCTCCAGCACCTGATCGACCAGGCCGCGAGTCTTGGGGGCGGTGCCGACCGACACATCGCCCTTGTCGTACTTGAGCAGCCAGGCCATGAGGGCCTCGGTGCCCCCGTGGTCCAGCTCCTCCACGATGGCGCGGAAGTAGGCCCTGTCCTGCTGGTGGTCGCTCTTCACGTCGAGGACGCAGTAGCGGCGCTCCATCTCGCCAGCGGGGGCCACCCAGGACTCGTTGGAGGCCATGAGGATGCGGTGGTAGGAGTCTACGGTGACGGTGTCGATGCCTTTGCGCTCGATGTTCAGGGTGGGCTCGGTGATGATGCCCTTGAGCTTGCCCAGATGGCTCTTGTCCCCGGCCCAGAAGGCCTCGTCGAGGAAGACCAGCACCTTGTCGGCCAGGATGGAGTTGAAGCGTCCAGTGAGGCTCTCGCGGTCATTGATTTGGACGCCATGGCGGCCCAGGATCTTGAGCAGGGGCCGGGCGAACATGCCCTTGCCAACACCACGGCCACCGCGCAGCACCAGGGCCACGCCGGGCTTCTTGCCGGGGTTCTTGACCAGATCGGAGACCCAGGCCCAGACGTAGGCGATCAGGATGGGGTCGCCCCCGCAGATGACCTGCTCGACATGATGGCGGTAGAGCTTGCACTTATCGGCGCAGTTCTCAAACTCCGGGGCCATGTCGAACCCGCGCCACATGTTGATGTAGCCGTCCAGGCAACCGGACGGCCTGAAGCAGATCCCCTTGACCACGCGGCGCTTGTGGCTCTTCAGCCAGGTCTTGGAGGCGGCGACGACCTTATCGATCCACTCGCCCTTGGCGTTGGGAACCTGGACGATGGCCTCGAAGGGCATCTCGTCCACCTCGAAGGTCTTGAGCTGGAGCAGCTCGACCCCGTCTTCATCCTCGCGCACGATGACCACCTTCCCGCCGATGCGAGTGTAGGCGTAGGTCTTGTTGATGCGCTCGATGTGGTAGTCCGGGGAGGTAGTATCCACGGGCGCCTCGATGGCGGCCACCTGCTCCTCGGTGATCTCGGTCAGCATGTCGGGCATCTTGAAAGCGAAGCCCCGCTCCTCCAGATCCTTGAGGGCAGCGGCCTTGTCGCCGCCATGCCCGTACTCCACCAGCAGCTCGAAGGGCAGGATGCCCTTCCCGGCCGGGAGGTCAGCGTTCTCGCTAAAATTCCAGAAGACGTGCGGGGCGTCCTTGGTCAGCGTCCCGCTCATTCCGTCGTCCTTGCCCGGCCTGGCGAACCGCAGGCGCTTGGCGTCCTCGCCGTGCGGGGTCCAGCCGCCCTCCAGAAGCAGAGCCACAACATCATCCAGCTCGGCGGTCTGGTTGAACTGGTCCTGCGGGTGGTAGCGCCCGGACAGGTCCGGGGCCTTGCCCGTAATCTCCCGCGCCGGGGCCTCGCGCACCTCAACGGCCGAGAGCGACCGGGCGAGCGACAGCATGAACTGACGCTCCTCTGGCGTGATTGAGATGTTGTCCATGGGGTCGCCCTGCTCGAAGGAGTAGCCGGGCGAGGGCGAGCAGATGATCAGCCCGCCCTCGCCACGGGTCTCGATGAGGCAGGGCTCGATGAACCACCCCCCGCCGATCTGCACGACCTTGGCTTTCTTGGAGCCGTACCCGGTGGGCCACTCACCTGGGCCTTCCACCGGGATGCGCTCCTTGGCGAGCTTCTGGTTGCCCTGGATCTCTGGACAGCGGTAGATGACGTGGTGGCCTCCGTTTTGGGT